GGGCTCAAGCCGGGCTTAATGGAGTTTATATCACATTAGAACTTAGCGAAGGACTATGTGCCATGCGTATAGACAGCATGATGACCAATACTGCCAGCAAGGAGATATTTAAAGATCTTGATGCGGTGGAAATGAAAGTCAAGATGATGCAGAAGAAATCCGGTCAACTACGCATCAAATATATGCCAGCACAAAGCACAGTGAATGATATTCGTGCTTACTTAAAGGAACTACATGTTCAAACCGGACTCAAAGCAGACTTCTTATGTGTAGATTACCTAGATCTAATCATGCCAGTTAGTGCCAAGGTTAGTCCAAATGATTTGTTTGTGAAGGACAAGTATGTGAGTGAAGAGCTGCGTAACTTAGCTAAAGAGCTCAATGTGTTGTTTGTCACAGCATCGCAGCTGAACAGATCTGCTGTGGAAGAGATTGAATTTGATCATAGTCATATCAGTGGTGGTATTTCTAAGATCAACACAGCGGATAACGTATTTGGTATCTTTACCAGTAGAGCAATGCGTGAGCGTGGACGTTATCAGATACAGTTAATGAAAACACGTAGTAGTTCAGGTGTGGGTATGAAAGTAGATTTAGAGTTTGATATCGATAGCTTGCGTATACGTGATCTTGGAGAAGATCAACAGCAAAGTTCAGGATTTGTTAAGAAGCCCAGTATACTTGATGGTATTAAAACGCAAAGCCGGGTCACAGCCGGTGAGGATGTTGGTAAAGTATCTGCTGATATACAAAGTGCTAAATTGAAACAGTTACTTGGACAAATAAAGTCAGCATGAAGTTCTGGATATATTTTGCTAAATATTGTACAGGATCGTAACTTAAAATGCAAAAGAAAACTCGTAGTATATTGGAAGAATTAGACAATCTCTACGTCGAACACGACAATAAGCATATCATTGAACAACGTGCTAATAATATCATTGCCAGTGCTATACGGCTACTCGAGCAAATTGATGCCAGCTATACCGCAGAACAAGCAGATAATCTTACCCGTAAATTGATTAATGCAATACGGTTGCGAGATCCAGGTAAATTTACCAGAACAGTCAGGAGAACAGATGCAGATTCATGAGATTACCAACAATGCTAATATAAAAACACCCGAGTTAGCTGAAGGGATGATGGATTCTATTAGCGGAGCATGGTCCCAGTACGTGAGTGGAAATGCAAAGAATAAGGGTCTGGATAACCTAAATTATGGTCAAAAAGCACAACGGCTCTCACAAAATAAAGCTGCTAAAGACGCAGCTGATAAAGGATTTTCGGCCTGGCAGGTGTATATAAATGGAATAGAGTCGCAAATTGCAGATCCAGCTAAGAAAGCAGCCTGGGATAATCGTACAGATGGGCTATATGAAAAATATTTAATGGCATTTGTGCGACAGAATATGCTCCAGGGTAGATCTCTTTCAAAGCTTCTTAATAAGAATGACATTATTGATTTAGTCCATAAAATAAGCGGACCATTGACACCTGTCCCTGTCCCTGAGGCCAGTGTCAATCCCAGATTAGTAGGTAGACCACAAGCTGTATCAAACTTAAAAGCTAATACAGCACGAGCAGCACAGGCACAACCAACACCAGCAGCAGGAGCAGCAGGAGCAGCAGGAGCAGCAGCAGGAGCAGCAACACCAGCAGGAGCAGCAGCAACACCAGCAGGAGCAGCAGGAGCAGCAGGAGCAGCAGGAGCAGCGGCAACACCAGCAGCGGCGGGAGCAACACCAGCAGCAGCAGCAACACCAGCAGGAGCAGCAGGAGCAGCGGCAACACCAGCAGCGGCGGGAGCATCACCAGCACCACGAACAAACTCTGCAGAACAAAAAACAAACTTTGAGAAATTAGTTTTCGCCGTAGCATCGGCCAGTAAAGATTCAGAAGATGATTCAGACAGTGTTAACCCAATACAATTTGCCTCTCAACTTCAACAAATTGGTAAAGCGGTTATAGCAAGTAACGGTTCTACAAATGTAAAAACAACGGGTAATGCGGCAGCAGATAATGTATTAAAGCTAATGGGATTGACCCCAGCATGAACTTACTCGAAGGTGGCAATGTATTTAAAGATGCTACGGGCAAACCACTTACCCAACGGATTAATAGTGCAGATGTGCCCGGCACCATTAAATGGCTGGAAAAACTTACCAAACTTGATTTGACCGGAAAAGAAAAAGATAAGAACGGCGTGCCTGCACGTTGGCTTGGCAGCACTGGCCGTCGGGATACTTCCGGTGATCTAGATATCGCACTTGATGCTAACATTGTCAGCAAAGAACAACTTAATACATTCCTCACACAATGGGCTACTAAAAATAATTTAGATCCTGCACAATTTATTAAGAAAGCTGGCGAACTGCACTTCCGTACACCAATCAACGGTGATCCTAAACAAGGATTTGTACAAACAGATTTTAACTTCTATCCAGATCCCAAAGCATTAACGTGGGGAACATTTTATATGAGTGGTAGCAGTGCAAACTATAAAGGCATGGCACGCAATGTATTACTCAGCAGCTTGGCCAAGCAACAGGGACTTAAGATAGGTGGCAATGGTATTGTCAGCAGAACCACAAACAAACTTATCGCCAATGGACAGGATCCGGATCTTGCTGCTCAAATGGTGCTAGGTCCAGGAAAGACACGCAATGATCTAGCCACCGTAGAAACTATCTATGCTAATCTTGCTCGAGATCCTGAACGTGATGCTAAACTGGCTGATTTCCGTGAATACTTGGCTCGCGAAGGGCTGGCTGAACCAACTCTGAAAGAAGAGAATGAAGTCAATTTCATGGCCAGACTACGTGACCGTATTGTCAATCAAGGCATGTATACTTTAATCGAAGCAGCCGCACCTGCTGTCAGTGGTGGGCATGCCAAGGGCATTGAGCATTTAGAAGATTATGTGTTCCGTAACGGCAGTGCAGGAATTACAAAAGCATTGGCAATTGCTGAACATGCAATACAGGAACTAAAATCTACAAGTGCAAAATGGGACGGAATCCCTGCCATTGTTTGGGGTCGGGATCCTGACGGTGCATTTGTGTTAACCGATGTTTCTGGATTTACAGCCAAAGGATATGAGGGGTTGGCACGTAGCCCCAGACAGATTAGCGACATAATGGTCAAGCGTGATACTGATGCTGCTGCCAAAGGCGATAAAGCAGATCGCGTTGAAAAATTGTTGCCAATATATACCACATTGTGGCCATTACTATCTGCCGCAACACCGGAAAAATTCCGTGGCTATGTACAAGGTGATTTGCTGTATATGACGAAGCCGCCATTGGAAGCCGGAGCATATGTATTCAAACCCAATACTGTAGAATATCGCATTCCGGCGTCAAGTGATGTTGGAAAGCAAATCGCACCTAGTAACATAGGTATAGCGATACACACACGATATGCCGAACCGGGCGCCCCAAAAGAACCAGTTGGTAATATTAAGTTTAATCCAGTGCCAGGCCTGCTGTTATTGCCACCAGTATTTCCGAAAGAAAATATTGCAGCAGACAACAAGTTGATTAAAAGTATCAAAGCATTGAACCGTCAACATGGTGCTGACATAGATCAATTATTTAATCCAGCAGATTTACGTACTTGGGGCATAACAAACTTTCCAGTAATGTGTGTAGACTATATTAATAGTCTGGTTAAAAATCCAAATGTCAGCAGCTTCGATATCAATGCGTTATTACCAAATTTTGGTGAATATCTGGAAACTAAATTTCCACCAAAAATAATTAACTATATTGTAAAAAATGGAGATACCGCTATAAGCATTGCTACAAAGTATGGTATTGATCCAGACTCTTTACCCGATGAACTTGTCCCAGGAGAAAAAATTACCATTACTGCTCCGGCATCTAAGTTCCGTCACATTGTGGAATACTTACAAAGCCCACGAAGTAACACAGATGCATTGGCCGCTGCATTTACAGCATTTGTACAGTTACATGCATTGAATGAAACCATGCGAAAACAATGGGATCTCCAACATCCGGGTCAAGAAGGATGGGTAATGGCTACTCCACATGGATATGGTAAGTCTGTGGATAGATTTGGATTTAGCCGTGCCAATGCTGCCCGTAATAATCCACCCCGGGCATGAACCTATACCAAGAAATAGCCGAAGGTCGTATGCTACGCACATTGGCAAATGTGCATGGATTAAGCACGACTGATCTCGCCGAACGGGTATTTGAACACATGTTAGGCCTGCAGTTATTGGTGCAGGAGCATCCTACAGCAGCCAGGAAATATGCAGAGCAAATCGTGCAGGCACAAACATTTAATGGATTTCGTGCTAATCAAACAGATCTTTACAACTTCCTGGTATTGTTAATGCGTCCGGAGCAGTATGAGCGGCATGTAAAAAAGAATCTATCAATTGTTATGCCGGAGTTTATCATACGGCGTAATATCCGTGCCATTGCAGCAGGTAAATTTGACCTGCAAGATTTTAACCGTATGATGCTGTTATTGCAACGTCGTTTCCCCAATCTTACAGCCCGTCAGATCAATTTACGTAGAGAGATATCTAACTATGCGACTCTTAGCAAAAATTCTCGACAAAATATCATTAGCCAGTTATTGTTTGCCATGCAAGAACGCCGGCATTGGATCAACAGTGACTTATATGTATTGCTGCATGAACTTAAATAAATCCCGGCTGTAGACTGATTTTTTCCATTTGGGCTAAATAAGTGTAGGGCAAACACGCTCACACACTATAAGGAGTATCAAAAATGGCATCAGTTACACGGGTATCAGGTACAACACAACCGGTATTTAACCTAGACGTTCAAAATGGTTCAATATCCGGTACAGCAAACGTTGCAGGCAACGTTGCAGTTCAAATGCAAGGTCCAAAACTTGACTTTTTCTCATTGAAAGCAAACGGAGCATTGACAAGTGCTGGTAACGTCAATGGTTATCTCAACAACGTTCTGCAAGCAATCCAGCAGATCGGCACAATCGCAATGTATCAAGCCAATCCAGCTGCTGGTAACATCAGCTTGGCAATCTACCCAACCGGCGCGTATACAACAGCAACCTTAGTTGCTGCTGCACAAACCGCAAATTCCACAGGTGGATTAGACATTGGCATTCCAACTGCCAACGTTTCAAACGTGGCAACATTCAGCTGCACACAAACTTAATTAACTGAGTAACGAGTTAATCTTAAAGCCCCGGATTAAAACACCGGGGCTTTTTGTTGACTGGATTTTACAAGCATAAGTATTCATGCTCGTGTAGTAATCTTGTCCTGCATAGGGCGGGGCTTGATAACACACACATCACACAGGAGAATAACATGAGCAAAACACCTTACGAGATCCGTCTTGAACTTCTTAACCTGGCCAGAGACATACTCCAATCGCCAATTTACGAAAAACGTAACAAACTAACCGACGAATATCATTCCAAGCTGACTGATGCTAATCGTGATATCCTAACGTTTCCCACCATGCCCGATTTTCCGTCTACTACGGATATCATCGCTGAAGCGGAAGCACTAAAGAAATTTGTAGACGCTGCGTAAAATAAAAGCCCCGGATTAAAACACCGGGGCTTTTTGTTGGCGTAAATATGCTTGATGAGTTCAATATACGAAAGTCCCGACGGTGGCAAAACAGTGTTTGTGCGCGAAGGCAATATCAATGTACCGTTGGATATGTTTATCCAACGTCGTGACCAAATGCGCAAACAACAATGCTGGAGTAACATACACTCAGCTGCCAAGACCGACGCGGTATTGCAAGATCTCCTGGACCGTGCGGAAGTATATTACAAATTGAAATACAGTCATGCAAAGGATTAGTTGCCATTGCACGTTTGAGCTGGCGGTAACAGGGGTCACAGGAAACTATCGTGCTGCACGATTGCCATTTACTGATCTGACCGGAACCGTGATCAATACCGAATCAGCCTGGCATCACAGTCGTAATAGACAAAGAAACTGGGAAACCCTCACACAGCTAATCGCCATGCGTACACAGTTGTTTGACATACATGAGCCACAGTTCCTGCCTGACTCAGAGCAATGGTTCTTTGAATTTGCGATCGAAGGTACAGATATATTCCGAATTGAAACTGACGATCTTGCCTTGCTCAAAGCCGATTGTGAGAATGTGCCTATGCTGTTAGGCTTAGATAAAAATCAAGTCAGTATAGGGGCATTACTATCAAGTGGTCCAAAACAGAACATCTGGTTTGTTACAATTAACGATAAATAACATAATGACATCTATGCATCGCATAGATCCTAATAGGCCTATTTAAATCGCAATCTCTCAGAACCCTGTGTTTCCCGTGATATGCTATAAACTACTATTAGGAAAAACATTAAATGGCAACAGCAAACGAACGAATCGGCGTACTTGAAACCAGAGTTGATAATCTTGATACCAAACTTGACGATATTAAAGCTGACGTCAAAGAGGTGCATGATTGTCTGCATCGCACAGGTGAAGAACTTAAAGAACACTTAGACAAAGCCTGCTCAACAGCAACACAACAACACAACGAACTGGCCGGTAAAATTTCTGAATTAGAAAAATTTAAGAATAAATGGACATACATGGTCTTGGGTGGTATAGCAGTATTTGGATGGGTATCTGGTCACATGAATGCGATAGCAAATTTATTAAAATGAACAAATACTCTAAATTCCGCGGCATAGTGCAAGACGAAATACACAGCAATATAAATCTGATCATTCGTGGCAAAAATAACGAATATCATGTATTCGATCGTTATCATATCGTGCCATCTGGCGCAGCATATAGAGTGTTTAGCTATGCAACAGAGATTGGGATCTTTCACAGCACACGAGCAGCACTATCATGGTGTATAGCCAATAAATATCAAAAGTATAGTCTAGCTGATCAATTGCTGGATGCCGATAACCGCTTGTATGCACTTAAAAACGACATCGCAGTGCGTGTTGCCATCGCAGAACGCAGTAATAAGAGCGAGTTTCGAGAAGAATTAAGTTATAAGATAGAAAGCAAGATATTACGAAAAGCACAGCTGGAAAATACTCTTGCGAAATGTATAAATTTGACTAAATATCAACATAGAGGATTACAACAATGAAACTAACAGAACTGGCTGCACCAAACTTAACCAAACAATTAACGCAGGTATTTGAAAGTTATTTTGGCAAACGAGTACCATTTGCCACGGTAACTTCTGTGCAAGCTCGCAGCATGTTACAGCGGGTACGCGGATTGTTACGCGAGCATCGTGCTCAACCAGCATTTCATGTTAGTGAGCGCAATCCAGCATATCTCAAATTGATCATGCTGGAGCAAGGATTAACCAGCAAACTACGTGAGGCAATTGGTCCGGTGGCACCCGCAGCACCCGTGGCAGGAGCATCAGCCAAACCAGCTAAACCAATAGATCCAAATTTGTTAAAAACGGCCCAAGCCAAGTTAGCTGCCAGACAAACGCTAACTCCAGTTGAGCAATCGGCTATAAATGATTCTGCTGTTATTGCCAAAGAAAGTCGTCGTCGTGCTTTATATAATATCTTACGTGAAAGCGAAATCCAGCAAGCACAAGTAGTATTAGCATCGCAAGACATGGTGGATCGTGTGCAGAAAATGTTAGAAGATGTTAGTTCAATGCAATTTAAGGATCTTCCAGCACTGGTAGATCAAATCAAAAATGAAGTTGGAGTTGATCAAAGTGCGCAATTCAACAATGATGCCACAGCAGCATTGTCGGGCTTGATGCAAAATCTACAAGGTAGCAAACAGCAACTTGAAGCAGCATTGGGAGTTGTCACAGGGCAAGCTTCAACCATGCCTGGTGCACCGGATCAGTTGGGTGCCGATGCAGGAATGATGCCACCGGATGATACAATGGCAATGCCGGATGACACATTATCACCACCTGATGAAACAGATATGATGCCGGATGAGGTTGCTCCACCAGCTGCTCTTGGCCGTGCGCGTAGATAATGTTAATAATGGAAGTGGCCGGAACCGATACTAACGCTCAAAAAGTATTTGTATTGAGTAAGTTATTAATGGGTCAGAATTCGGACACTGGTGCTAAAAATCAAATGACATTGCCAGCATTTCTTGACGCTGCTCGAGATGCAGGTGCATCAATTAGTGCAGAACAATTGGGCGAACTAATAAGTGACCCCAATGGAAGTTTAAAAGAAGTACTAGAACCACTGCAACCCAATGAGGGTGTGGTAAGATTCAAAGGCAACACGCCAATTGCAACAGGTATGAGTGTGAATCAAGCACGTGATACTGTGGATCGTAATGCCAAAGCAGCACTAAAACGTCGCGCATAAATATATACAACTAAGGAAAATACAATGAAACAAATTACATTAAATTGGGTTTTGGCACATGAACCATATCATGTGTTTATTAAAGCAGCGAAGCAATTTGCCGAAGAAGTCCTGGTAGAAACAAAGGGCGAATACAAAATCAATGTGATTGATTTAACTGAATGGAATGCATCATACGCCGGCAATGACACACGACTCACTACTTGTCATGTTGGTCGTGAAGCAATCATTGACCTTGTTGATGATGGTACTATTAATATGGCAACATTATATGCCAGTACATTAGGCCGCATTGACAAGGATATGTATGCACTAAGCTTACCATTTTTATTCCATGATCATGAATCTGCCCAGAAAACATTAGATGGTGAAGTTGGCCAACATTTGTTAGCTAAGGTAGCTGATCATAGCAATGTACGTGGTCTTGCATTTACATATTCGGGTGGGTTTAGAATTGTTCCAAGCAAGAATGCAATAGAAACATTAGAAGATTTTTATAATATGAATATTGGCTGTGGTAAAAATCCAGTTGTTGTTGATACATTTAAAGCTGTTGGTGCTAAACCAGTTCCTATGTTCATAGAAGATCTTAAAGAAAAACTTGCTAATAAAGAAGTTGAGGGGGGCGAAACCACTTATACACGTTTCTTTATCCTTGGTCATGATGAACAAACTAATTATATCAATGATAATGAGCATAGTTTATTCCTTACAAGTTTGGTTATTAACAAACAGATATGGCAATCGCTAAGTGAATCAGTACAACGAATCTTTTCAGCAGCAGCTCTTCGTGCAGCAAAAGTCGAACGCATTGACAGTTTAAATGATAATATTGTAGTACAAGCTAAAGCAGCGGCACAAGGCATTCCTACTATTAGAATGAGTGCTGCAGAAAAAAGCAAATTTGAATCTGCCACAGCTGGTATCTACAGTAAATATCAAAACTATTTTAGTCCAGGGTTAGTTACATCATTGATCAGTAGTTCAAAACATTGAAGAAAATATTTAGTGAGCCGATTCACTCACTAAATATTTGCATGACAAAATCACTAACTGAGTATGACTCTTTATGGGAATGGACTAAGCAGCAAAGCACTTACCATTTCAATAATAAACAAGAAGACCGGCCGGGTGAAGCCTTTAAGGTAATCGGTAGATTTGACAATACATGGGCAGAGTATATTGATCAAATCAAAGCCGATTCAAATCCAACTAATTGGGAAACAATAACTTACGCCGGCGGCGGAAATCAATATCCAATTGGTTACGATAAGCGTGCCGCAGACCTTGCAAAAGGTGGCGGGGATATTAAGAAAATTGAAGTGACAGATATCACAGATGATTTTACCAAATATCCCAAACTACAAAAAATCATCGATTATTTCTGTTTAGACAGAACACAAGCCCGTATCCATGTACAATATACCGGGCAAATGTTTACCATGCATCTTGATCCAATACATAGGCTATTTGCCGGACCAGATGCTAAACCAGGTGATAAATTTGACTACGATCCAAAAGATATAGTACGTATTACGGTTATGTTAGAAGATTGGCAACCGGGACAATTTTATCAATATGGAAATTCAGTCTATCAAAAATGGGCTGCTGGTGATATTCACATGCATGATTGGGTAAACATTCCACATGCTACCGCAAACGCCAGCGAACATTCACGTTGCACATTACAGATCACAGGCTTGCGAACAGCAAGAACTAATGCTATAATAGGAACGTATAACTTTTTACCACACACATTATAAAGGATATCATGTTTAAGAAAATATTATTTGGAGTACTATTGAGCGCAATGATTTCATCTGCGGCAGCAGCTGAAAAGATTACATTGACATTTGGATTTAGCCCAGCTGCCAGTGTTGCCAATATCTATCGATTACTAATTAAACAAATAAATGCAACACAGGACAAATACGAAATTGTATTTGATGCCCGGCCAGGTAATGGTGGAGCAATTGCTGTTAATTATACAGCTCAAAATCCACAGAGCACGATCTATGGTGGTACCAGCAGCTATTTCATCCGTCCAAACTTTTATAAAGACACTGGATATAATGCTGAAAATTTTAAACCAGTATTTGTACAAACATTAGGCGCACCATTGGTATTAATGAGTAAGAAAAATAAAACAATTGATGACTTGAAGAAATCAAAAGATTTTACTGTATCTATTAGCGGATGGGGCAGCAGCAGTCATCTAATGGCAAGTGCATTGCAGGATGTGTTTCCTGCAGTTCGTATTATTAACTATACAAATCTAACTGATGCTAACAAAGATATATTGGGAGGGCACATTGATGCAGGGTGGAATTTCCTGTCAGACGTTGATGGTATATTGGATAGCGGTGAAACCTATGCACTTGGCTTAACTGGTACACGAAATGTTAAAACATTTAAAACATTTGCATCCCAGGCTGTACCCGGACTTGACAGGCTGTCATCAAATTCTGTTATTGTTGCTGCAAAAGAAATGCCAGACGTCAAGGTTAAAGAACTACATGAATTATTTAAACAAGCAAATAAAATCCCTGCAGTAATTGAATCATATGCACGTGAATTTTCTAATCCAGCTAATATGACGCAAGAACAAGAGACAAAATGGTATGCTGACCAAGTTAAATTCTGGGCAGCACAATCAGCAAAGGCAAAAGTACCAGATAGTAAATGATTAAAAAGCTAGGCTACTATACATGTGCTGGGATGGAGTTTGAATCAAAAATTCAAGCCATGATACATGCCGCAACAGTTAAAAAAGAGATAGTTTGGCATTTTAATGACGACGTATTTGATAAACACAATTGGTCTGATGAACCTGAATCAGAATTAGACCAATTGTATAATCAACGTGCAAGACAAATACGTGAAGAATATGATTATGTCATATTAAGTTTTAGCGGTGGTGCAGATAGCTTTAATGTGCTTGAGAGTTTCCTAAGGCAAGGACTGCTAATAGACGAAATCATCACTAATTGGTCATTGGATATAAGTGAAAAATTTTTAGTTTATGACAAAGCCGAACGATCGCCCTGGAACAACAATGCAGAATTCAAGCTTAACACAGTAGACAAGCTAGAATACATCCGTAATGCGTCACCAAGAACAAAGATAACAATACTAGACACTTCTAAAACTCTAATAGATGGATTGTTAACAGCCGATGATGCAAGTTGGACACAATCAAAAAAAGAAGTACTTAATGCAAATGGTGCTAATACGTTTAACTATATCTATTTTGATGATATACGCAAACGATTTGATAAATTTCAAAAAATAGCATTATTATTTGGTTGCGATAAACCTAATTGTAATATAATCGACAACAAACTATATCTGCAATTTCGTGACAAGATTGCTAATATTGTATCGGTACAAGATCATATTGCAGAATATCCCAATGCCACACCATTATTTTTCTATTGGGATCCCGATAGCGTGGATATACTATGCAAACAAGCTCATACTATTCTCAAGTGGATTAATACAAATCAGCAGTATAAAAAAGCTTGGGAAATAAATGATCCTGTTGTGTCAAGACGTATTCGAGAAGAATTACTTAAAACAATTATATATACAACATGGAATACTTCTTGGTTTCAGGTCAGTAAGGCTCTTAAAGAATGGGATAGTGAATTCGACTATTGGTTTAGCAAGGGATGGGCAGGTACACGAGAACACGATATATGGGCCGCCGGATTAAAGCATATCGTGAGTATAATACCCGAATTTCTTACATTTGAAAGCAATGGCAAGTTACTTGGGCTTAGAGCCTATACAGGTAAACTACATTTTATTGGAAATATTCAATAAATACAGCATAACGAAAAGGATAACAAAATGGAAACTCTATTCTGGTTAGCAATTGGTGCATTCGTAGGTTGGAACTTCCCACAACCATCCTGGGCAGTAAGTATCCAAGTCAAATTAGTTGACTTCTTTAGGAAAAAGTAGTATACTCTTATTGTAAGACAATAATGAAGCTGGTATATATTCATGGAGCCAGTGCCACCGGTGACAGTTTCAATTACATACGAGATCAATTAAATCACACAGATGATTTGGTAATCGAATATGACAGTGCTAATGGGTTTGAGCATAATCTTAAAGAAATGCAACAACAGTTACGTGGGCTAGATGATATATATTTCATAACACATAGTCTCGGTGGAATATATGCAGTACATCTAGCCCATGCAATTGAGAATAAGGTGCGTGGTGCGATTACCATAAGCACACCGTATGGTGGTGCCGAGATTGCCGATTTTGCACAATACTTTTTGCCTTTTAATCGTCTTATGCAAGACATTGGCCCAGGCAGTTGGCCAATACGTGCTTCGAACGAAATAAAGATACAGCACCCATGGACCAACATAGTAACCACACGTGGATCAAGTCCGTGGATAGTTGGAGCAAATGACGGGGTGGTCACAATAAATAGTATGCAGTATCGATCTGACATGCACTTGATCAAGTTACATACAAATCATTACGAAGTTATTATGAATCCGGCAGTGGTAGATATTATACGTGATAAAATAAAAGGATAATATGTCATACAGTAAAGCCCTATTGGACCATTATGAAAATCCCCGGAATGTGGGATCATTCCCCAAGGACGATACCTCAGTGGGAGTTGGACTGGTGGGAGCCCCGTCTTGCGGTGATGTTTTAAAATTAAGTATCAAAGTAGAAGATAATATCATTGTTGATGCCAAGTTTAAAACGTATGGATGTGGATCAGCGATTGCAAGTTCATCGTTGGTGACAGAATGGATCAAAGGTAAAACATTGGATCAAGCCTATGCGATAAACAATTCAGCTATTGCAAACGAATTAGCACTTCCGCCCGTGAAAATACATTGTTCTATTCTTGCCGAAGATAGCATAAAGGCAGCTATTGCTGACTATAAAAATAAAGTAAAAACAGCATGATCACCATAACTGAAATTGCTGCAACCAAAATAAAAAATCAATTAGAACGACGTGGTCGAGGTCTTGGAATCAAAGTTGGAGTTAAAACTACCGGTTGCTCAGGGCTTGCTTATGTGTTAGAATATGTAGATACTCCAACCACAGACGATGAATGTTTTGAATCACAAGGCTGTAACATATTTGTTGATCCCAAGAGTTTGGTGTATATCGATGGCATGACAGTGGATTACACACGCAAAGGACTCAATGAAGGGTTCGATTTTATCAACACTCTCGAAAAAGACCGCTGCGGTTGCGGTGAATCATTTAGGATATAATGTTTAACGAACGATTTAACTATCAAGCACTATCAAGACAAACAGTAAATGGCAGTCGTATGTATTCTACACCCGGTGGCAATTTGCCCAGTGTAACTACAATTCTAAGTCGAACAGAATCAGAAGAAAAACGTCAAGGTCTTGCCAAATGGCGTGCCACTGTGGGAGTAAAAAAAGCACAGGAAATTACCACAGAAGCAGCCAATCGCGGCACCAGGATGCACAGCTATTTGGAAGACTATATCAAAACTGGTGAGCTTAAACAACGTGGCACAAACCCATTTAGTTGGCCTAGCCATGCCATGGCGCAGTTGGTAATTGAACGGGGATTGTGCAACGTCAATGAATTCTGGGGAGTGGAAGTACCACTGTATTATCCGGAAGTATATGCAGGAACGACAGATGGTGCTGGCTTGCATTTAAATTCTGAAAGCATACTTGATTACAAACAAACTAATCGTCCCAAGAAACGTGAATGGATTGATGATTATTTCATACAATTAGCTGCGTATGCAGAAGCACATAATGCCCTGCATGGGACTACAATTAGTAAAGGTGTGATTCTAATGTGCGTTAAACCCACGGTAGATGCAGCTGGAAACTTTACCACACAGCCAATATATCAAGAATTTATAGTTGAAGGTGCTGAGTTTGAAAAGTATCGGGTCAAATGGTGGGAGAAGGTGGAACAGTATTATATGCTAAATACTTGACCAAACGCAAGGACAATAAACATGGCAATTGTATCAATATCTAGGATTACTCAGCGCAAAGGAACTGCAGAAAATCTTCCACAGCTCAGCGGTGCTGAATTGGGCTGGAGTATAGATACACGCCAGCTATACATTGGAAATGGTACGCTGGAGGAAGGTGCCCCTGTAGTAGGTAATACTGAAATACTCACTGAGTTTTCAGATATACTGGGATTTAATACTGCCTACACGTATGAAGGTGCTGCTGCCGGATACACTGTGCAGACCGGACCAACTACAGGAAATCCCATAGTACAAAGTTTGCAAACATGGTTAGATCAATTTGCCAGTGTCAAGGACTTTGGAGCAGTAGGTGATGGTATCACAGATGACACAGATGCTATAAATCGCGCATTATATCAGTTATATTGCAGAGAAGTAAATCCGGAAATTCGCCGTTCGTTATTTTTCCCAGCAGGTGTATATCTTGTTAGCCAAAGTATAGTAATTCCCACTTGGGCGACCCTGTATGGGGAGGGAGTTAGTAACAGCCGGATACAGCTTAATTCGGGCGATGATAGTGCATTAAGAGCATACGTTGCCCGTACTGGTGATAGTAAACAACAGACCGGCGCTAATATTGGTTCTAATTCAGCAACACCACCACAGAGTATCACTATCTCTAACATGGCATTCGAATCATTAGATCCAGATGCTGATATATTTCTTGTTGAAGATGCGGTCGACTGTAGTTTTCAAAATGTAACATTTCGTGGACCATTGCTTCAAGCTGATCTTACCACAACAGTAAAAGACACAGCCGGCGTGAGATTTGCCAGCACTGCCAGTTTAGTAACAAGTCAGATTGTATTTGATCGCTGCGAATTTTCCGGTACAGTGTATGGTGCTAATACTGACGCACAAGTAAAAGGCATAACCATAAGTAGTTCTAATTTTGATACCCTATATCAAGGAGTGGTGCTTGGTGCAGGCACGCCAGTGTTAGGCGGCCCAACTGGATTTAAAATATTGAGTAGTACGTTCGATAACATATACGCACAAGGTGTGTATATTGGCGCAGTAAGTCTTAATAGCACTGGATACAATATTTTTTATGATGTTGGTAATCATTTTAATGGTACAACAAATCCAGCTACCACAATAATTGAAATTACTGCCAGCAATAATATATGCTTGGGAGATATGTTTCAACGTGGGGATGCGTATACAGCAACGTATCGTAGGATTAATCTCAATAACACTGCCAGTATAGCCAGTCAAAATGGAGTAACGTGGGCACTTGGTACCTATGTGCGCAGCAGTGGATTACGTGCAACTTTAGTAAACAATACGGCAGTTGCAGCTACCGTCGTTACCTTGAATGCAGCACTCGTTGGCCAGGCATTTAAAATGGATTATACCATAATTCGAGATGTTAATGTGCAAACAGGTACTCTCACAGTGGTGGGCGGTACAGACAATGCAGGCACTAATTTAAACTCTAATAATACTAGCGTTCAAAACGTTAGCCCAGGAGTAACGTTTAGTGTGACAGAAACTGCCGGGGTTATCTTTGTCAAATACACCACCACCAATACCGGCTTTGACGGCATCCTTTCGTATTCTATTACACGATTGGTATAACATGTGGCCGGCGAGATTTGAAGACCGGCTGGCTGCTTGGCACAACTTGCGTGAATCTCTTTCAACACAACCAATAGAAATAGCACTTGCTGCTGTAAACACATGGTGGGCAGCAGCACCTTGGACCGCATATCATTTGCACTGGGATGAATATGAGACCTGGCCCAATCCTTGGCAACTTCTGGATGATAATCTCTATTGTGATGTTGCAAAATGTCTTGGAATATGCTATACTTTAACACTGGCAGAGCATCCAGATATACAGGATTTTCAAATGGTATTGACCGAACAAG